GATATATCTACCGGTAGCAACTTTGGAAGATGTTTAACTTTAAGACCTTTCCAGCCTTTAATTACGCGTTCAGCGTAAGCCTCAACAAACTTGTCATTATCCACCTCCTCTTCTCTTTGGCGGGTGCGTTTGTTGAATTTGTACACTAGTGCCTGATTTCTAATTTTCATTAAGTCTTCGCGAGGAACATAGCTAATAGTAACTACGAAACCTTCTGCTTCTGGAAATTCTACATCAATAGTCTTGTCTCCAGTGACAAGTAGTGATTTAATTTTAGACATTTTTCCTCATAATTTAAAAATAAAGTGGCGCTTACCGTTTGATCGACGCACGATCGGATGAGGGGATCCCGAAAGATTGTCGCGGTAAGCGCCTTTGGTATTAAGTTAACTAGCCCCTCAACTAGTTAAATGTTACTTCTTAGCGTATAGATCTACTTCACCACCGGTTGTAACGGTATTGACTGGTTCCTGTGCTTTGAAGTTTACTGATATTGAAATAATATCTTCAATTCCGTGAGTTGGAACGTCAAATACTACTGCAGGCATATTGAATGCTAGGTATGGAGCAGTAACTCCTCCAACAACTAGGTTTGCATTTGAGAATGCAGTAGGAGCTGGACGACGATCATTAGCTAGATCACGTAGGAATTGAGCAGAATCTCCGTCTGCACCACGTAGGTAAGCAGTGAATGATCCTGTTACTTCTCTAGAACCCGTGAAGCTACCAATAGGGGTATTGACCTTTGATAGTTCTTCTGGAGTGATGAAGGTGATATTATTGTTATAGTTGAAGGTGAGAGCCGTGATTGGGAAAGTATAAGTTGTTGAAGAACCGCCTTCAGGCTGAAACTTAACAGTTAGGCTTGAAAGTCTATTCTTAATGAAGCTTGCAGTAGAGATTGTTCCTGCTACGTTCCACTGATCCCAAGGCTGATAAGAATGAGTTGCAGTGGTTACGTAAGCATTACTGTTAGCGTCTATTGTGGTTCCATTATTTAAAATACCACCAAACACAGATACTGCATTATTTCTAGGAGTACCAGTTAGTTCGATTAGGTTAGTGCCAAATCCAGACCAAGTAGTAGTAGCAACTGCGTCAATAGCAGCGTCTACTGCAGCCTGATTAACTGCTGTATTAGATACCTGATATATAACGTTATCAAGTTTAAAATACATATTATAAGTAGCAGATGTACCGAAATTAGGCGTATGAGCAGCAGTATTACCGCTAGCATTTCTAGCCGCGCTAGCAAACTTTCCGCCTGCCTGCCATACGCTAGTAAGCTTATTGGTAGTATAGGTAGAAGTATTTGACATAAGAGCCTGCCATAGATACCAATCTGAGGTAGGCATTGAATTACCTGACGTGTGAACCAAAGTACCGCCAGTAGTATTTTCAATACCAGTTGGACGGATATATGTTTGGAAATTCCACTCTACAGGGTTCATTGCTGTTTTAAAACGCTTACTAGAGCGATCTGGTGTAGTACCGCTCTCTAAGCTGTTGATGTCCTGAGTAGCTGCAGCCTGTGACATTGCATAACCTGCAAGGATTTCAACCTTCCAAGTATTTGCCGGTGTCATTGCTGATACTGCGTCTCCATCGTTAAGACTTACAGTAGAAAGGAACACTTCACTATTTCTTTGAAGGTTCAATGTTTGTGCCATAATTAACTCCTTAATATAACCCTATGAGTTAGGCGGTCCCTCTTATATTTTATAAGTATAACACCACTTACTATAGGGCGCAAATAATAAAAATTTCAAATGTTAGAATCTTGTATATATACTATTAACGCTCTAATCTCTACTACTCCATAAGGTTCCATTATACCTTCATCTGTAGATAGAGACTCTACTCTACACTCAGTTACGTTTAAGTCTTTAAAAGTAGAACGATATTTCATAGAATCAATAATATATTGAATATCCTGAGCTAGATCAGCTGCTTTTTCTATAGGGTTATCATCGCTATAGATATAACCTCTAACTTCTAAGATAAAACTAGAAAATACCTGAGCGTCTCCTACTCTGTTTCGGGTCTCTGCGCTGATGGGGTAGCAATACACACTAGGAAAATCATTTACAGCAGATAAGTATTCTTGTTTTGCAAAAACGTTTGTAAAAACATTAGCACAAAACGTATATGGACTACGAGGGCTGTTAGGTAGGGTCTCGGCAGTTCCATCTATTAATTTAAGAGCTGAAACTATCTCATTTATAATTTGTCTGCGTTTACTGCTCATTAATCATCCACATCGTATTGAACATTTATCATTATCTCTCCTAGGCCATAAGGGTCTAGTAAACCAGAATCTGTATCTATAGAAGCAATCTCTGCAAATATAATCTTATGATCTTGATTATATTTAATACGCTCTACAACATGAGTAATATCGTCTACAAGATCCTCTAATTTATACAAACTATGTTCTTCATATGCATAAATTCTAATCATAATAGTCATAGAAGCTTCAGTATTAGTTTTAGAATTATATCTATAACTCTCTTCTCCGGCCTGAATATATACGCTGGGAAAATCGTTTATCTGATCTATAAATTTTAAACCTTTATATACGTTTTGAGAAAGATTAGTTTTAAAATTGTAACCATATGAACTTGTAGAACCATCTATGGTTTTAAGCTGTGCTACAATATAGTTAACTATTTCTCTACGTCTACTTGTTGCCATTAGTCTAAACCTTGATTAGCTTTAATAAGATTAAAGCGTTTACCAAATAGAGCTCTAGTTACAGAATTGAGAGAACTACCAATAAGATTTCTTGGATTTCTAGACGTAGCTTCATGAACCCAGTAGTTAGGATTGTAGTAATACTGCATTGTTGCTGATTTCATATCTGCCATTACTTGTAAACTATTTACGAATCTACCTGTACGATATGTTAAAACACGAGATGACTTAGGAGGTCCTCCCACAGGACCGATAGGCATACGACGAAGCATCTCTCTTTTAGTTAGAGCAGTTATAGTGTCGTCGGTGATGAAATCACCCATAGATGGTTTTACCCTAGTAGCAGTTCTAGTCTCGGATAAGATAGATCTTATAGAACCGATCCTACTTTGAAAAGCTGATCCTGTAGATTTTCTAGAGATCTTAGTTTTTGGTATTTTTATTTTTCCTATAGGAATAGATTTAGTTTTAGGTAAATTTATACGTCCTATATATTTATTATTTATTTTTTCAATCTCAGCGGCGGTATCTAATTGTGATGCTATGTCAACATCTTTAAATACTTTGTTAAGGGCTTTATCGCCTGATTTTTCTAAATTGTCTAATAATTTTACTATAACTGCTTTTTCATAAGTATCATTATAAGAAAAATATATACTGGTTTCATCTAATAATATTTTAGTATTCGGATATTGAAAACTTCCTTTTAAATACGCTACGTAATTTTTATTATTTACAACATAATTCATAAATAATAGCTCACCTTTAGCTCTAATCTGTTTCATTGCTGGACTATTTCGAATTGCAGCAGTAATAGGATCATCATTTAAATTTACACTCTCTTTTGTAGCAGCTTTCAATAAATTTTCAAGTCTAGTTTCTGATTTATAATAATTATAAATTAGTCTACCTGATTGAGAACTAAGTTCATTATCTAATCTATTTCTAAGACTTTGTATTTCTTTATCTATCTTTGTAATATTTTCAAGATATGTAGCTTTATTCTGACTGGTAACTTGTTTACTTCTAGATTTAGATAAATAACTTAGTTTTTCACCTTGTTTTCTTTCAATTTGTTTTCTCAATTCTTGTATTTTGCCAGAAAAAGTTTCATATATTTTAGAACTATATCCTATATTTTTCTTTTCTTCATCAGTAAGAGATTTAATAGAATCTAATATTTGAGCCTGTAACGATAAGACCATACTACTAGAAGAAGTTTTATTTAAAATATCTCCTTGCTCTATAATAGATCTACCAGACAATCCTCTAGGAACACGTCTTAGTATATTAGTAGTACTATCAATATTTCCTATTTGAAGATTTCTTTCTTTATAATTACTCTCAACTTTGGAAAGTAATCCTTTTAAAGCTGACTCCTTATTTATAATATCATATGTTTCTACAGATTTAACCTCTCTTTTACTTTCATCTCCTACTTTAGAAAAACTATATGCTTGTACAAACTTTCTTATCACATCAGACTGTCCTGTAACAGATGCTTCACTTCCTTTAACTTCAAATCCGAAATATTCCTTGCTATACGTTCTTAAATTATTATATTCAGGATTTATAGCAAACTCACTGATATCCGTATAAAGTCCCCGTAAGGCTGCAGTTTGTTCTTTAAATAATGGATTTGTATTATTTGCTAATATGTTTTGTAACTGTTCTACAGTATTTAAATCTATAAATAGATCAGGTCTAGTATCAGAAGTAGAGATTCTAGGTTGTAGTTTTAATAGAGCCCCTATAAATTCTTCGTTATACTTGAAGAATTCTTCTCTACCCATCTTACCAGATTTAGGCACACCTTGTTTAGTAGTCTCTATTACTAAAACTAAATTTACTCTTGTTGTAATATTAGCAGGTGTGAAAGAAAAATATCTTTGAGTATTTGTACTCATTACATTACAATCCTGTAAAGATCCAATACTCGACGAATATGCGGAGCAAACCCGCCAGTAAATTCAAAGGATGAAATACTTTCTCCTTGTAGAGAAACCGCCCTATTTTCTAACCCTTTATGTAATTCTTTAATATAATCTAAGGTAACTAGTTTAACATCAGAAGGTATAGTATCATAACCACCGTTGTAAGTAATTTTTACACCATGTGTATAGTTATAAAACTGTTTAACACCTAAGATACTGAGAGTCTCTCTACCTGTATCTTGTCCAACGTGTTTAGTTATTTCTCCAGTAGCTCCATACCATGTATACTGTTCTCTATTTAAAGATGAATCATAGGTAGTAATAGCATCTTTAGAACCGTTAAAATGCATTAATAACGTAGTGTTTGTATCTGTTGAATATGTGTAGGTTTGTGGCACAAAGTTAGCATTGGCTCTGTAGCTATTTAGAGACATTCTTATCTCATCTAACTGACCTGAGAAATACTGTTTATCTGTTAAATTTTGTCTTCCTATCTCTACGGGTGCGGATAGGTTAGGGAATACATTAGATACTGTTACTACAGGACTTACTAAAGATCCGCCTTTAAATATTCTGCAACCGTTATTCTCATCTCTAGAAAACATAACATGGACATATTGATTAGCAGTATAGCCAGTAACAGAACCATTAGCTACATAGGCAATTTGAGTTCCGCCTTGCTTAGCTTCAAAAACTAGTCCTTGTGTGTTGCTAAAACCAAACTTCCAATAGTTATTACTGTCTTCTACTTGTGAGAAAAGGGTCTGAGAGCTGACTAAAGTATTAAATCTAAACCAGCCTTCAACCGCAAAAGGTAAGCTATCAAACCAGAAATCATCGTCGTCTGTTAAAGATAAATATCCTCCAGAACCGTTTAACTGACCGGATGAAATTCCATATTTTACAAATCTAGTTTGAAGACTAAACCCTGTATTAGAAGTAACTGTTTTATTTACTCTAGAAGCGTCAACTATCGAACTGTCTATTGTAGGACCGTCTAAAACTTGATACTGTCTGCCATCATATTCTAAAACCTGATGAACATTATTTACGGGTATGTTTTTAACAAATAAGCTAGAGGTTCCGCCATCAAATATCTCAGTATATGAATTAGAAGAGAAAACTCGCCCACAATAACTCTCTATCACAGAGCAGCCATAGGTAATTAGATTTGCTAATCTACCATCATGCTCTGTGCTGTTAATCTTAAGATAGTTTTTAACTTCTGCTAGAGTTACATAGTTTGCCATATTTTCCTCTAAAAAAAAGAGGTAGCCATTATTTCTAACAGCTACCTCTCACTTGATTATCAGTAGACTAATCTTATGAAATTAGTGCTGATACTGTTTCAACCGTATTACCAGTATTTGATCCGCCACTCTGGCTAGCAATTACTTGAACTGCTTTTAGGGTAGCGTTTGCTCCAGTGAAATATGCATTTGAAGAGGCATTTAGAACACTGAAACGAACGTTTGCAGATACTACTGCATTAGAACGGATTGCTCTGTCTACTGCAC